TTGCTAAAGAGGGAACCTGGATGGCACCTGGTTTCACCCTCGACGACATGAGTTATCAACTACACTGGAAACCGATACATCAAGCCATGCAGGAATTTCTGGCTCTGCCGGACAGTGATCCGATCAAGCAAGGTGGTATGAGTCTAATGCCTACAGATTTTAAGAACTTCCGTGAACGAAATAAGTTTACACGTTATTTAAAAATGGCCATGGGCGCATACGATCCATACATTTACTATTACTTGTGGGAAGAAGGTTCTTGGGATGACCGAACAGCGCCTCGCAGACTTACAGAAGAAGCAGCGTATTTTCCAGATGTAGTTAAGTGGGTTGAAAGCATGGTCGGAACAGTATTTCAAGATATAGGTCGTGTTATATTTTTTCACTGTGAAGCAGATGGTATTCCATTTGAACATCGTGACTTAGACGCCAAGCACGGTATTGATGTAGTTACACCCCATCGTAACGAGTTTATACATATTAGGCCCAATACTAAGAAAGCAATGTACCTGTGGGATCCAAAAAATAAAAATAAGATATACCTCAATACACGGGCTGCATGGTGGAATGATGTAGACTGGCATGGCGGCGAACGTATTATGGAACAGAGTTATGGTCTACGTATTGATGGAAAGTTCACAGACCAGTTTCGCAAGCGTCTGGGTATTGACCATTTAGAGACCTACTAATGATTTATTTAGGCAATTTTTCTCAATGGGTTGATCCACTGTGGAGAGAAGAAGTGTTGGGATTCGACGGGCATCACGGTCTAATATATTCTGCCAGCAAAGAAAATAAAGATAGATACGAAGAGTATCAAAAGGCAGTTGCTGCTGGATGGAAAACTGATGTAATATACTGGTGGCGATACACAAATCAAATAACCTCTTTCAATATCTCAAATCCGCCTTGGATAACTTCTAACAATCCCATCAGTTGGTGGATCGTCAAACAACTGCCTACACAGATTCAACCCATGCATGTTGATGTTGATAATAATAATAAATGCAAAAGGTATTGGATTCCTCTGCAGGACTATGAATCGGGGCATATTTTAATCAACGAAGATTCTCTCCTAACCAACTATAAAACAGGTGATGTATTTGAGTTTGGCACGCCATTGGACTATCATGGCAGTGCAAATTTAGGATTTAATCCCAGAGTAGTTCTATTAATAACTGAACATCTATGAAGTGTTTAATCACAGGCCATACCAAGGGCATAGGGAAATCATTATATGATGCGTTTGTTTTGATGGGATTCGAAGTGATTGGAGTCTCTAGAAGCAACGGGTATGACATATCAGAACGTTATCAAGATATTGTTGCTCTTGCCGAAACTTGTGACTTGGTTATCAATAACGCCTACTGTCGAGACTATCAAACTAGATTGTTAACAGATCTTGCAGGAAAAACAAAAATTGTATCTATTGGATCAATCGCAGGATATTATGCTAGCAGCGTCTTAAAAAAGAAAGAATATTGTCTAAATAAGTCTCAGCTTATTACAGAAACAAAAAAATTATCGTTCCACCACGATGTTCTAGTAATCAATGTAAGTCTAACTGAAAATGCATCAACTGATCCGGGCTGTACATATGAAGACATTTTTAACATATGCAATCATTGGATTACTAATACAAATTTTTCTGTGATTGATTTTAGTGTAAAACTTTCAACAACTAACTTAAAATTGATTGAGGATGATTTTGGACTTACCCTCAAAGATTTGCTTTAACGGATTTCCCGGCCAACCGGAATAGGTTGTTACCGCTTGCTCAAATAGTATTCTTGTATTAATTTTAGAACCCTCGGTTGCTGCTGCAAATCGGCCTATAGATTTTTTTCCTATTATCCCTTTAATAGTTTCTAATTCTATGTATGGATCGGCGACATCTGCACAGGCATAAAAATCAAAAGTTTTTAATACACCATCTTGCACAAAAAAACAGTGCGGATACAATGTTAGCTTGTAATAACCATCCTTTAACAAATCTAAAACTATCATTTCTAATTGCTCTTGCCAATTAGGACACAGCTCTTCTAATGATCTTCCAGAAAATAATATTCGATTACACGATTCTCCAGACCATTCAAAAAATATCTTCTGTGTATTTTTATCTATCTCAATGTAGGTCGGAGCCCACGACTTTCCTTTGAATTTTTCTATATAGTTGAGTTCTCTGTTAAACATATAACTAACTAAATCTTTAGTGTAATCCGGTCTTTCGAGAAGAGTGGGTTTGACTGCGACATGTTGATAATCATTTGTGTAGTCGAAATCCATGCACATAACATTTCCATGTGTTAACGGTGTGTAAATTAAATTCGTAGTAACGAGCTTATCTGTTGCTTCAGGGTCTTCTTTATAAACTATTTGCCATTCAGATGAGTTCATTTTAAAATAAGAGGGGTTGTTAACACTAAATCTCTTAGTTGTTGAGAGGCGGTCTTTTCAATATCAAAGGTTATTGAATTTACAGTTGCAGAGATATTAGATATTAGATGTTTTTTAGATAGTGCATTTAATATAGGACTTATAACATCGTCAAATATATATCTGCTTTCTTCTTCTTTAGGGTTATCTTCAATTGATATTGTAACTGGTTCTTTTAAGTTAATCATTGGCAACAGGTGTCTAACTACTAATTGTATTCTGTCATCGTTTCCAAAATTAGCAGCAGTGTGCCTTCTTGAAGCATCCATGTGATACCAGCAGCCGCTGTCATTTGTATTATGCATAATATCATTATCGAGATCTATTAGATAAGATTTCTGGCTCACTAATGTCAAATGCCATCGATCATCAATATCTGCATGTCCAGTGTAACAACTCTTCGTGGATAACTTGATCAATCGTGCTTCACCTTTAGGAACAGCTAACGAATCTAGAACTTTTTCCCAAACTGTATTTTTAAACTGATCTTTGATTTCCCAAGGATCGTGAAAAAATTGATTAGTTGGTGTGTTCAGGGTAAGTCGATCAGAAAATATCGGCATTGAATTTATTGCTTCATTGAGTAGATCTTTTGATAATTTGAACGAGGTCATAGTAATCATAAAAATATTTATGTATTAATATTACCAGTTAAATAGAATATGATACAAATACCGTTCAACCTAAATTGGAAAAATGTTGCTATCAGCCTGAGTGGCGGCGCAGATAGCGCCTTGTTGGCCTACTTGATATGTGATCAAGCTCGTAAAAATAATTTAGAACCATTTACACTACATTGTATTAGTCACATTCGTATGTGGAAAACCAAACCATGGCAAGGATGGGACAGTCAAACTGTATTTCAAAGATTAGAAGTTGAGTTCCCATATATCAACTTTGTAAGATATACTAATTTTATTCCTCCAGAAATGGAATGGGGTGATAAAGGTCCTACTATGATTGACGAATACGGTAAATTAGTAAGTGGTGACAACATAGAACTTCGTGCATTTGGCGAATATGTATGTTATAATAATAGCGTAGATGCGTATTTTAATGCGGTAACTCGCAATCCTAAAAATGTAGATTTCAGTGGGATGCCAACTCGCGATATAGATCCAACAGATGATAATCATCATCTCGTAGAAATGGAGCACATGGGAATGATGGCTTATCATCCATTTAGATTTTTAGAAAAATCTAGAATTATTTCTGACTATAAAGAACTAGATATAGAATGGCTACTGTATCTTACTCGTAGCTGTGAAGGTGAGATAGGCGGAATTGATTATACAACATATACGCCAGGGCAACATGTTCCAGTATGCGGAGAATGTTTCTGGTGTAAGGAACGGGAGTGGGCTATTGAGCAAAACAAGTAAAACATTTTGCATGCACCCTTTTACAGGGCTAGCAACTAGAGAGGACGGAGCAATTAAAGCCTGCTGTCGTAGTCATCCTGTGGGCAATATACAATGCCAGAGTCTAGAAGAAGTATGGAATAACGATACTATGAAACGCATACGTAGGCAGGTTTTAAATAATGAACGACCGCCAGAGTGCGAACCGTGTTTTAGTTTAGAAGATCAAGGAGTTGAAAGTCTGCGGCAGCGACACATCAAAGATATAATTCCAGAAAGTCGAATTAACTTGTACCCCAATGCTATCTCAACCATGCGTAAAGACTATACAATGCCGTTTGAAATCCCAACTATAGAGATTAAACTTAATAATTTGTGCAATTTAAAATGCCGTATGTGCAATCCAACTGACAGCACTAGTTGGAATGACTGGACTGAGGTTGAGGACTTTTATAAGAAAGAAAATAACTTTGTAGTTCATTCTATTAAAGATCTTAATCTTTTACAAAAACCGTACCTTGATAAGTTTAACGACACTGATAATTGGTGGGTTAGTTTTGAAAAGTTATTACCATATTTTCGTCGTGTAGAATTTGCTGGAGGAGAACCTTTGATGGATCCTCAGCACTATCGCATATTAGACATGCTCGCTCCGCACGGTGATCAAATTGAAATCAAATATGCTACCAACTTAACCATGCTAGGCAAGAGTAATCGTACGGTATGGCAGTACTGGCCCAAGTTTAAAAGTGTAGCAGTTAATGTAAGCATAGACGGTATAGGCGATAGCTATGAATATGTACGCGGCAATGCATCATGGGCTGAACTTATCAACAACATTAAACAGGTTCAGACCATTACCAATGTGAGTCGTATTGTCGGTGCTGTTGCTGTACAGGTTAGTAATGTTCTTGTGCTAGATAAAATGATCGAGTATTTTTTAAACGATTTAGATATTGTATTTTATACCAATATGGTTCAATATCCAAATGTACTAAGTGTTCAAGTTTTGCCCGACGAACTCAAAGCCCTTGCTGTTACTAGATTGCGAGCAGTTAGAGAGTTAATCCCAGAGTTTAAGTATGTAAAAGAAAATCCAATTCTGTTAAATCTGACACTTGGACAAATTGACGGAGTTATTAATTTTATCACCGCTAAAAATACAACACACTTGTGGCAAGACTGTATAGAATTTAATCAGAAATTAGATGCTACTCGCAGCCAAAGCTTCTTTGATGTCACTCCTGAATTTAAGCCATATGCATAAAATAACAAGTAGTTGGCCGCATCAAGATCAACTCAAGGTCGAATGGAACTTGGGCAAGCGTTGTAACTACGACTGTTCTTATTGTCCTAGCAGCATACATGATAACTTCAGCCCGCATACTAGTATTAGCATACTAGAAGCAACTGTTGATCGGTTATGTGAAATAGGTAAGCCCTTACGTATTAGCTTGACTGGTGGAGAGCCGGCTGTACATCCCGACATCGAGGATCTCTTTGATTATTTTAAACGTAAGGATATATTTTGGGTCAATCTGACGACTAACGGAACTCGCCCGAGCCGCTGGTATTTACAAAATGAAATGTATTTTAATCATCTAGTGTTTAGTTTGCATTTTGAATACGACTGGCAACGTATAGTAAGAACAATTAATGAGTTCTACGACGGTACTCAAATAGACTTCTTTGTTAATGTAATGGCTCACCACGATCACATGGATAATGTACGCAAGGTAGTTAAAGAGTTTCGAGAGAAAGGCATTAGATTTGCCATACGAAGAATACGATGGACCGAAGGTGATCATAATGTCTTTGACGATATGCGCTACGATGGCAAAGACCTAGAGTGGATTATTTCCCAAGATGCTACTGCAAAGCCTAATTGTAGAGTAGACGACACAGAAGTCATACACGCTAATGACATTATTAAATTACATAAAAACAACTTCAAGGGTTGGTCATGCAATGCAGGCCTTGAAAGTCTAATGATCAATTGGGACGGGGATGTACATCGTGCAACCTGTCGTGTGGGTGGGTCATTAGGTAACATTTATCATGGCACCTTTGTTATTCCTACAGAATCTATAATATGTACACGAGATGCATGTACTTGTGCAGCAGACATTCCATTGACCAAATATTCAAATGCAAATACAAAATCTAATCACTCAGAAGTATAAACGCTTTTTTGCGTTCGGGTGCAGCTTTACACATTATCCTTGGCCAACATGGGCCGACATTATAGGACAGAATATACCGCATTATGAAAATTGGGGTATGGGTGGCGCAGGCAATCAATTCATTTTTAATTCTATTATAGAATGCAATCGTAGAAACACATTTAATAAAGATGACCTTGTTATTATAATGTGGACTAGTTGTTCTAGAGAAGACCGGTATGTGGATAATGGTTGGCTAGTTGCCGCCACTGAAAATAGAGAAACACTGTACGGCAAAGACTGGGTTAAAAAATTTGGTAATCAAGGAAAAGGTCTTATGATCAGAGACTTTGCTACCATTGATGCTACACAGCAATTACTGGATGCATTTAAATGTGATTGGGTTAATTTAAACGGGCCACCGCTAATTAGATTCGACATTGATCGAGCTGAAAAGGACATTAAAAGTGGTAAAGCTACGTTAGACGATCTCGAACAACGGTGGGCAACACAACAAGCTATGTTAAGCCAAAATAAAGATCATTGGGATGAGTATCTAGCAGACAAAGAAGTTATAGAACTTTATAAAAACATGTTCACTAACATCAAAGAGCCGTTACTTGATCGCGTATTAAAAAATAAGCAAAGACCAAACTTTGGTGATAAACATCCAACACCCAATGAAGCGTTCGAATATATCAATGATGTTCTGCCAAACAATTTACAAGTAATCGACTTTGTGAAATACTGGGAATTACAAGTTGCCAATATTAAAACAAAAGATAAAATGCCAATTGAATTTGTTAGGAATCCCATCCAGCGATTTTAAAATAAATTACTGCAACAACCTACCATCAATGATAGGAATAACTGTGCGTGAGCTGCCAATATTGAACTTTGAAATATGCGTTTCTGGTAGGCAATCGCACTTGCTTATTTTACAGATAGAACTGGTCATTTTAGGATTAAATTTTTCTGAAAAATTAGCATCGAGTATATTAAATTTTGTATCTAAATTAAACAATGGTTGGCTACAAGCACCTTGCATTTCACCGGTCCATTTAATATAGATTGTATCAACACCAACATCGCAACTCCATCCTGTAAATACATTCCAACCACGGCTGACATATCCTGCCGCTGTTGCTTTTAAAATCGTACCATCATCTAAGGTTGCAATACTTGCATATTTCTTAATAAGTCCTTTAGATATCAATTTGATATTTTTTAAAAACCATAATGCATTTGGCATTCGTTTAAGTTCATTTACTAGATACAATTGTTGTTCCTCTGAGTAAACAATAGCAGCATTAGTAGTAGTCATTATAGTTTTAACTTCTATAAACCATCGATGTACAGAATTAGATTTCATGTATTCGACAGCATCGACGCACTCATCCCATCTATCAGGATCCATCATAACTCCTACTGTTACTTTTTTACCTAGTGAAAACAATATGTCAGCAACTGCCATATGATGATCAAGATTACTATCACCTATGTGAAAAGATAGTGAAGCGTTATCAATCAAATGTCCGTATTCTTTCCACCAGCGTAGTGTCCTGGACCCGTTGGATACTACTCCAATATATAAATTCTTCTCCTGTTCTTTTAATTTAACCAGCAGTTTTCCAAAGTCTGCCCATAGGGTAGGTTCGCCGCCGCCGAATTTTAAATGAATTCTATCTTTTCCAAAATTAAATTTATAATGATTAGCAAGGTGTTGAAAATTTTTAGCTAGCAGATTCAAATCTGTAATTACTTTGAAATCCCCGGCATTTGATCCTGGGAAGCAATACCTGCAAGAAAAATTACAATAGTTAGTTAAATCCCATGCAATTTCTAAATCACGATTAGACTTAGTGGTTTTAATTTTTACTGGGTAGGTCATAGCGTTATTTCAGGAAATACACTTCTAAAATTTGTATTTCTAGTTTGATCAGTAGTCTCTAAATAATCTAAGAGCATGGGAATTTTATGACTCCAGTCTTCTTGATTCATATATTGTACTAGTCCCCGCCATCTCTTCGCACCATAAGGATTAGACATGAACTCTAGATCGTTTATTCTACCTGCACAAAACTTTTCAACATTGTCTGCAACACGATCTTTAAGATACTGCGGTAATACTCTAACATTTAAGTAACTAGGTAGGTAAACTAAATGTGTCCCGATCAGTCCCGCACCGTATGGTGGAAGATTAATCTTTTTAAAGTTCATACTTTCTTTCCAGTCTACTAAGTCTTGAATTGATAGTACGTTTAATAGTTGTACTGCACAGGCAATATTCACAGTTATGTTACTTGGTGTATCATCTAATCTTTCTAGGTTTGCTACAACATCGTCCCACTTGCTAGGATAGCGAATATAATCGTTTTTTGTACCAACCGCGTCTACGCTAAAGTTAAACTTGACTTCCTTAAAATGATTCCACAGTTCGAATAGTTTTTCTGGAAGCTCTAATCCATTAGAGTTGTATCTTAAAATGCAATTTGTAGCATTGCCAGACTTTACCATAAACTCTAATATTTTATAGTGCTCGGGAATCAGCAACGGCTCCCCGCCTGCAAAATATAGTTCTTTGATATAGTGTGCTTGATCTTTCATAGTATCAAGAAAGCTGCCTTTTTGATACCAAGTATAGTCTCGATTACGATCATCCCAATGTTGATCTTTCTTTAATTCAATAGTTTTATATCTAGGATATTGCAACTTCCAATCTTTAACCCATGCACTGCTATCATGGGGACTGCACATAATACATTTTAGTTGACATAGATTTCCTAACCGTAGATCAAAATAAGGAATACTCACTGGCAAACTACCATCTATAGAAGTATTATCGACTATTGAATCAATATCTAATCGCTCTTTCCATACTGCTGATTCCCATTGACGTTTGCTGACTATGTCCTTTGATTCTTCTTCGAAACATTTAGTGCAGCTTGTGGGAATCTCATTATTGAGCATTTGCAACCGTGTGGTTTTCATGTGGGATGAATTCCACACCTCGGCAATTGAATAATCACGAAGATTCATTACTTGGCCGTTGTCTTTAACAAGCCCTGCCTCTTTAGAATCAACAACATCAGCTCCACTGGCATTTGCGGTGCAACATACCCGAACATCACCGTTGGGACGTGTGGCTATATGTATCCATGGTAGCGGGCAAAATGTTTTACTGTTGGACAATTTGATCTCTTGGTCTCGCAAAAGCTGTGGTTGTACCGCAGGTCCTTGCACAAGTAATTAGCTTATTTGTTGTCCAGTACTCGGTCCACACTGTTTGATATTGTGTGCTATCAACAATGTCTTTAACTGATCGCGTGAATGAATTAATATTTCCAAGACTTTTGACTAATTCAAAATGCTGACTTAACATCTCAGCTCTAACTTCTAATGCTTCATCCGGTTTAATATAACTGTAAGGTACAATAGCCAGCCAACAACAAGGCAACAAATCACCGTAGGCATCTATATAAACTTCTTTTTCTTTTTGTGACTTACATTCAATAACAGAATTAGCAACAATTCGTTTGTATGCCTGTATGACTTTTTTATCTATAAATTTCATAACCGTGTCTGTTGGAGGTTCAATGTAATGCGTGACATGACCATCACGGTCCGTGACATTAACCTTGGGCTCTATTATAAATCTACTACTATTCTTTAATGTAAAATGTTTAAAGCCATATTCTTCTGCAAGTTGTCTTGCTTGATCTACTTGATGCTCGTTGTGTTTAAATTTAATAAACACCCATTCGGCAATTCCGCCCGCAGCAATAAATGCCCTAGCATTTTCTATTACTGTTTCAAATTTAGTGCCTACACGATAAAGATGATGTGTATCTTCCAGCCCATCTAGAGCAAATACTACACGATGATTTTTAGGCATAACTGTTGCTAGCTCTGTCCACCATTCTTTGTTTCTTGCGCCGCCATTGGTATGTATTGCAATTTGTACATCAGGCGCAATATCTACAGAATATCGACACATAGAAATTAAATTGCTGTTAAGAATTGGGTCTCCAAAGTTTCCGCAAAAATAATAACTGCTAACTTGTTCTAATACTTCTGCAGTCATAACAGTTTTAAATTCTTCCAAGGACCAGTTACGAATTTTAATCAGTGGATTATCTTGTCCGCCATTGATGTTACGATTGCACATGGGACAACTTGCTTGGCAATTGTTAGTAATTTCTAAATGGATTTGATGAAGTTCGTTAAATTTAAACATTGCGACCTATAACCATAAACCGTTTATACAACGGCAACTCTAATTCACCAGACCATAATACAGTAATACCGCATTGTACTTTAAACTCTTCGAGGTCTTTTGCTGTACGTACATGCTCTGGTATATCATAGTTGTTGCTCTGTAGTACTAATAAACTATCGTGAGGCATTCCTCTCAACCATAAATCGTATTGGTCTTGTGTAATATGTTCGCAACTGGTGTTAATAATTACATCAGCATCACTACGGATAGCACACATATCTGCGGTTACTGCACAAAACTTGCCGACCATTTCTTCAATCTTATTCATGTTGGCAGCAATGGGTTTGCAAGCGGGATCAATATCAACACTGCGAATATTAATAATTGGAACATCGCTTTGAAATAGCATACTGGCTAACACACCAACCCAGCCACCATGGATGTCTACACTAACAAATCTATTAATATGGTTGCGTAAATTAACAACTAACCATTCTTTGCTCTTTAGCTGACCACTCCAAAAGGCATCCATAGTCCGCATAGGATCTTCGCTCTGGCGGATGGCCTGCATCCAGTAATGCAAGTGTTCAGTGTCTATTTGCATTATTTGCGCCAGCTGACTCTATTCCAAAAAACTTCATGTATATAATATAAAACAGTATTAACTATCATCTGTGTAATAGCAATACTACTCGACGCTGCAATCTGTCCAGTGATTATGTATGCTATTATAAATGTAGCACTTGAACCTATTACTCTCCAGGTGATAGTCTTTACCAGTGTTCTCATTTTAAACCTAATTCTTTTCTTATCTTTGTAGCACTGATGTCTGTTACTGTGTTATCAAATGTTTCTTCGCCGGCTGTGTAACCTACGCCACGTCCCCACCCGATATGTACAATATTCGGAACAACTTGTATTTCGTATTGTCCTTGGTACAACGGATCTAGATCACGCTTGATGAAACTTTTTACCTTTTCAACCTCGAACGGATTACTACCTTGCCAACCTTGTACATCACGTACTTGAATAATAACTTGTCCGGTCTTGGATAATAGTCGTTCGAATAGAGCACGATGGCCGTCATGCCATGGTTGCCAACGTCCTAGCATCTGTACTGTTTCTTTCTTCCAATCAAACACAGGTCGTCTGCGGTTATCAATAATGTGTGCGGCAATAAACTCACCCCACTTTTCTGCTTGTTGTTCTGTAACACGAAAGTCATATTGTTCAGGTTCGATAAACATAGCATTAGTGTCAGCATATCGCCCTTCGCGGATTGTATCTACCCAGACAGTCCAATCTGCTTTGAAGTTATTACGCATCTCTACTAGTGGTGCAACAAAGTCACAGATAACATAATCCATGTCAGTCATAGTATCTGCTAGTTCACGCATACGCAAACTTTGTCTGATACGACCTTCGTGGCTGAAATCCCAATCGTTGTATTTCTTACGAACATCATCAGCATTTAGCCAGCCTACTCGTTTCTTTTCTGATTGTAGATGATCTACAATGTGTTGAGCTAGGGTAGTTTTTCCTGCTCCCGGCAATCCCATAATTAAAATTCTCTTAGTCATGATATCTCCTTTTTATGTTTGTGAATTTCAAAACTTTTATACTTCGGTATTTTGCTGTCTGCTGAGCTAACACACGACGGTGTAATACAGCGAGAGGGTTCCTTGAATAATTCAAAGTGTTCTAATGTACCTAACGAAACATCGTGGCAACTATAACTTCTTTTAACTGCTGCACCTCTTATTATAACACTTTGATAGCCACTATTGCAACTCCACCCTTGAAATTTATTGAACCCAAAAGCATTGAATCGTTCTGCTTGATCAAAAAGATATTCTTGACCTGTGTGATCGTACAGAGCAATTTGATAGACTTCTTGTCCCTGTGATGTTTGAGGAAATCCAGTCTGTAATAAGTTCACCATTTCCTCAGTGTACCCATCTACCACACGACTTGCAGTGGGATCGCTTTGTGGTTTGAGGGTGACATTGATTCCACGACTATGCAGTCGAGCCATACGTTCATAGAGCTCAAAGAACTTTTCCGGTACCATTACTTGATTAACGGTAACGTGTACCAATTCATATTGTAACTGTAAACATTTGTCCCCAAACTCTTGTTCACGGGCGAACTCATCATGAAAACTGGCAGTGATACTTCTACGTTGTAACAATGCTGTATTGGCACACCAAGTTTTCCACCATTTTGATCCTGGCGACAAATTGGTTGTCATGTGGATACTCTGGTACGGGCTTTCGGTTTCGTCCAAGTGTTTTATCAATTCTGGAAATTGCTTGTACGCGGTGGGTTCACCTCCACTAAAGCTCCAATGGAACTCGTTGAATCCATTTTGTCTTGCCTGCCGTTTGATTTCATCAATGGTGTTGGTATAGACTTCAACTGGTTGATAATCCATTCGGTCACTGCGGGCATAAGGCCAACAGTAACTACAGTTATAATTACAAAAGCGACCCAAAATCCAACTGGTGGAAAATAATGGACGATGCAACATGGTACGCTGTCCAAATCTTATTATGTTATCGAATGGTATCTTTGTGAAGTCTTGTGTCATGATCTGACAGTATTTAACTACAAAAGTCTTGACCTTTTGCGTTTGCGGTTATATACTGTATGAGTGGTCGTGAGTGGAATGGTATACCTCCGGTCCGTTGTGAAACGCATTTGGGCAAGGGCAACGTCTTAGACATCGCTTTGTAGGTTCGAATCCTACCGACCACACCATATACTACGATAAGTAGAACTACATAACTAAAAGGAAAAAGATATGTCAAACACAGTAGAACAACTCAAAGCAGACTTCGAAGCATTCTTGGCTGAGGACGCAAAATTCACAGCAGGTAATGGCGCAGCAGGAACTCGTGCTCGTAAAGCACTTCAAGAAGTTGCCAAGGGTGT